AAAGGCACTAAACGGTAGGGAAGCGCTTGAAAATGCGCACGGTTTTTGCGGTCATGCCGCGTCACTTTATTTAGGCGCTCCACTTGGCCACATAGCTTATGAAATGGAAGTATCAGCAAATGTTACAATTGACGACATTAAAATGAGGCAAAGGGTTAATAGTGTAAATTTCCCAGATAGAGGTACATGGTTGGGAGAACGAAGCTCGCATAATCGTGAATCGTATAGAGACGTTCATAGACAAAAGCAATATCGTATAAAAGGTGCAGAAAATCACGCAGATGCGTTTAGGCGAGCTGCGAGTGACTCTTGGAACAATGCGTTAACAGAGCAATTAGTAAAAAATGGGGAATATTTATTTTTAAAAGTTGGTTTTGAAGGTCACGCAAGAGTCATGATAGTAACTGAAAGGAGTGGTGCAATTTTATATGGATTTGCAGACTTAAATTATTTGGGTGATGTAATAGTAACGCAAACTTGCAACAATCTTGGTTTAAAAGATGAACTTTGCAAGGTTTGGCGTCCGAATCATTCTCTTTTTACAACAGAACCTGGGTTGATACCTCAAACTATTTCTTCATCTATGCCAACTGGTTCTATTTTTGAAACAAAAAACCCACAAATACATACATGTGCAGATTTATACACAGGTTTTGGAACTGATTTAAAAACTGCTGAAGAAAAATGCTCTTCTGGACTTGAAAAATTTGGGTTTTGGCTTGAAACAATTCCCTATTCTGATTCTCAACAACTTATGCAATCTGTGTTAACTGGCGCTGGTGGATTATCCGTGTCAGAAGATAGATTAATGGAATTTTCAGAAATGGTAAAAACCCAGAGTTCTAGAATAATTGCAGTGATGCGCAGCAATTCACTTAGTGCAGCATTATATAAAAATGGGGACCAATGGAAGGGTTGGCCAAATACAAAACCAAACTCCAAATGGACTAAACTGTCTGCCGATTCACTTGCGTTGTTACCTTCTTATACATCTCCAACATCAAATCCTCCTCCTGGTTGGAAAAAATCTAGGGACCTTGCATATACAAATCCAACTAATGGAGAAATTTGGGCTGGAACTGTTAATCCTGGTGGACACATATATTGGAAAGAAATTTTTTCCGACTACACAGTCCCTAAACTAACAGATAAAGAATTTGCTGCTAAATTTTACCCAAACGATTATGGAGCAAAACCATCGCATCATGGTTTTTTTTCTGTTCCATCAGAAAGCACGGAAACGCCTCTAGAGTTGTCACTTGAAACCGTTTTGCAAGTGAGACAAGATGGCGAACGACCAGTGCTTATTATACCAGAATTTGATTATTTTGAAGCTCTTGATGAACCTGTTCTTGAAGAATCCCAGCCCACAGTTGGATTAAACAGAACTGTTTCTGCACCAGTAGGAAATGCAGAGGATCTTCCAGTTGGAATATCAAGAAGCCAAAGTATCGGTGGAAAATTTAAAATAACAAAAAGAAGAATATTTAAAACAATTAAAAAAACAAAACGCAATAATAAAAAACAAAAGAAAACAAAAAGAAGCAAAAAATAAAGAAATTTATTATATATTATATTATATTTTATTATATATAATGAGTTCTTGTCTAATTGATAAGCTAGATAAACTTACGGTATTGGTAATTAAAACATCTTTCAAAAAAATTGCATTGATTACTCCAAATGATATAAACCAAATTAATTATGCTTATATTTTTACAACATCCTTATTAACTTGTGCGCCTTATCTTTTTGAAAAATTAAATTCAGATAATGAATTGCTCAATGATAGCAATTATCAATATTATAGACAAAATGTTAATTTAAGCGAAATAAACAGAATCTATAAAAAGTATTCAGAAGAATCAAAGAACTTTTATGGAGGTTGGGGTGGAGATGACTCGGCCGATAATGGTTCAAAAAACCTGTTATGGTGGTGGTTATTTGGTTCAGTAGAAGATTCATTTACAGATTTATTGGGTGAAGAAAAACCAACTCCTTCGGAAAAACAAACCATTTCGGTTAGATTTCTAGTTATTACGATGATGTTTAATGTTATTATAGCTGGTCCAGCTCAACGTATTCAAGCAGGAAAAGCTGCTTTATCAGATGCAAACATAAGACGACTTTACGATTTAAACACAGGTCGCGGAATAAGAAGAAAAAAATCATATTTTTCGGCTCAACCACAAGATTTGGAAATTAAATTTGATGAATATCAAGAGAGTAATGGCTCCGGACAAATTTTCCAAGCGCAACCTTACGCGCCTGAGGAACCTCTCGCGGATGATTCTGATTTTTTTACGGCAACCGCATTTCATGAAAATGAAAATTTTTTTAGGGATATTGTTGGCGATGCGGTTAATGCTAAAGGGAAAAAAGGTTTAGAATTTGATAAGGCAAAAGCTTTGGCTGAACAGGCATTTGGCATTAGAGAAGCTCTTGAAAATAAACACGGATTTTGTGGTCACGAAGTTTCGCTTTTTTTAGGAGCTCCGCTTGATCACATAGCTTATGAAATGGAAGTGTCAGCAAATAAGACAATTTCCAAAATTGGTGCGGCAAATTCATCATCCACTGGCTTTCCAGAAAGAGGAACCTGGTTAGGAGAATCATGGAACTCTGCTAACAGTAAACCTGGATATCAAGAAGTTTTAAGAAGACAAAGATTTACTCCCACATCTAGAGAAAGTCACGGTGAATTGTTTAGACGAGCGGCAACAACCATATGGAACGATGCATTGAAAGAACAATTTGTAAAACAAGGAGATTATTTAGCTGTTAAAGTTGGTTTTACAGGACATGCAAGAGTTATGTTGGTAACCAGCAGAGGGGAAAATGTTTTATACGGATTCGCAGATTTAAATTATTTGGGAGATGCAGTTGTAACGCAAACTTGCACTGACCTTGGGTTGAAAGGAGGTAATTGCGATAAAGTGCATTCAAGAGGACAGCTTTTTATGACAGAACCTAATTTTTTTACCCAAACGGCTAAGGATTCTATGCCTTCTGGAAGCATTAGCGAAACAGTAAATCCACAAATAGAAGCATGCACTAAGGTGGAATCTGCTAGTAAAACTGAAACTAAAGAACAAATATGCGAAAATAAACTAACCCAAAGCCCTGCTCTGGTTATTGAAGCGGTTACATATTCCAATTTTCAAAAAATTTTAAACGCATCAACAACTCCAGGAGGAGCGCTTTCAATTACATTAGATAGAATAATTTCATTTTCAGAAATGGTAAAAACTCAGGTAAGTAGAATAGTTGATACAATGCGAACTTGTCCAAAGGTTGCGAGTAAGTATCAAAAAGATGACGCATGGGTAGGAATTAAAGCAACCAAGCCAAACCCTAAAAAATGGGCTTACAAGTCTATACCAGGGTCTCTTGTGCCAGCACCCATACCCATACCCACACCCACACCAGTGTTAAGACAATCTTTAAACCCTCCAGTTGGCTGGAAAAATGTTGAAACAAAATCACCTGATTATAAAGATGAATATAAAGCTCCAAATGGAGACGTGTGGAGTTCTTTTGATGCAAATGACGCGCATGGTAGTCATTACATTAAATGGAAAAAACAAGGAAACCCCCCTGAATATTTGAAAAATGAAGACTTTGAAAAAAAATTTTATCCACCACTGCCACCACCGCCACCTACGCCGGCTCCGTCGCATTATATTCATGCCGTAGCACAGGATGAAATCACTGCAACGCCTCTATGGTTGTCGCATGAAACATTTTTGCATGTGCGTCAAGATGGTGAATCTCCTTCTCTTATTATACCAGAATTTGATTATTTTGAAGCTCTTGATGAACCTGTTCTTGAAGAATCCCAGCCCACAGTTGGATTAAACAGAACTGTTTCTGCACCAGTAGGAACGAGTGAAGATCTCCCCATTGGAAGACCAAGAAGTAAGAGTATCGGTGGAAAATTTAAAATAACAAAAAGAAGAAGATTTAAAACAATTAAAAAAACAAAACGCAATAGAAAACAAAAGAAAACTAGAAGAAACAAAAAATAAAATAATCTAATAACCAAATTATATTTACAGACAATATAAATATAATTATTGATATAATATATACGATGTTTGCTATATTTGCAGCAACATTTTTATGCGCATTATGCGTAAATGCTGTTCCGCAGAGATATCCATTGGATATAGAGGGGCTGCATAAGTTGCAGGGAGAAAACTCTAACAAAGATTCATATTTACACACTAAAGCGCTTTTTGACACAGTTCACTCTGGAAAAAAGTATTTTGAGAAAACAGAAGTTAAAGAAGCTTTAGACAATTCAACTCTCTCATTACAGGCTTTTCATACGACAACAACCAAGACGACCTTGTTCAACGAAAACAATTATTTCTCATTGGATGACCTCACAATTTCAAAGAACATTCAATCTATTGACGCGGTGTCGTTAATTGATTGCGGTGTCCGCGTAGTTAGCAGGGGCGACTATTATATTGGCACCGATGCTTCACCTCATGCAGATGTGTTATTACAATCTAATCAAGGATCCAAGGTCGGATTCATTTTCTCTCGCCAAGTTGTTGGTGCAAAGGAATTAACCAGTGGATGCAAGCGTGTTTTAACAACCATTGTTCATCCTCTTCAAATTATGGACACTCAAATTGAATCTGCTATTTATTTTCCATACGATCGTGTTTACATTCCGAATTCTGAAAGCGTCAGAAATCTCAGAGGAGACGCGTTTATTGAACCAGACGCGCCTTTACTTGAATGTTCTAATGAAAAGATTACATCAAAAATGGCGACCATTCATAAAACTGGTGAAGACTCTACTACTATTAAAGGTGTCCCATTTGATTACAGTTATGCGTTGGACGTTAAGGGCAATGAGTGTATGTATGCTGCTGCAACTCTTCCTGGTTCCATTAATTATAATCACGCATCCGGAACAACTGCTATAAGACAAAACATTGCATTAGGTTATGGTGCTACGTGCACTAACTGCTATTCTTTTATTGGAGCAAGCGTTTTGGCTGTTTTCAATATTTTTGGCGGACAGATGTCAACATTTGCTTTTCAAGCCAAGGAAGGTGGAGGTGCAGGTTTTAACATCGGCATTCTTATTAAAGACCCCACCTTTTCCGCTGCAAAATATTTGAATTTGGCTGGACCTGGAAAGTCAAGTTCTATTCCTATTGTTGCAGGATTGTCATTGGATGTTCAATTTGGCGGTGCATGGGCAACAATAAAGGGATCTGGAAGCGCTAGGGGCGAGGCCAGATTCTCTTCAGGATACACTCTTTATGAGGAGGATTATATTATGTATTCTAAATCTAAGTGGACAGCCAATCACGAGTTAACAAATTCCAATCAGTTAAAACCCACCTATTCTATAAATGGTTTCAAGGTTTCTTCCATGTCATTGTCGGCCATTGTCTCGCTTTCAGCAAGAGTTGAATTCAAATTTGGAGGTTCAATTCCAGTAGTTAATGTTGGCGCGACTATTGATTTCTCGTCTATTTTAACTGCAACTGCTCAATATGTTAAAAAGGGGTCAGGTTCTCTCGCTGCATACAGAATGGTTTTGGATTTTTCTGATGCAGACCGCGTTTTACTTGACGAATCAAAAGAGAAGCATCCTGGAGACAAAATTGAGTTTCGCGTGCAATACGAGGGCTTAAATCCTAACGAAGAACACGAATTATATTTTAATTTGCATCATAACGGTTCATTTGGTCTAGGCGTCCCAATCAAGAAACATAATTTCAAATCAAGTCGCAGTGGAAAGGGAACTGTGACCGTTGAATGGAATGTTCCACATGATTCCAAGTTAATGCAAAAGGATGATGATACACCAAGGACCCATTTCTCAGTTCATAGCTCCGCACGTTTAGATAGATTCCATTCAGATAAAAAGACAAAGTTGACTCAGAAGAGAGAGTGGGTTGGGCCTTCTATTTTCCAATACCCCAACGACAAATCCGTTGTTCCTACCGGCCAAAAAATATCAATCAAATGGGACAAGAATCAGATGAAATATTTTAAACATCGTCCTGGAACTGATGGCATGGGAGAAGATAAAGTCTCACCCAAAGTAAGTCTCATTATTGCCGTTGAAAATGGAACTGCGTATCAACTTGCAAATAATATTGATAATAGCGGAACTCATGAAACCACACTTCCTGATGAATTGCGCAATCTTGGCAAAAAGTTCTTTTTAATTATTCACGACTTTGAAGAATATACCAAGATGGCGTGGCATCATGGAACTTTTACGTTGACGCCACCAAGGAGACGCATTCCATTAAACGCTACAAATGTATTGGAACCAGTTTATGTGGAACCACCCATTGTTGAACATGGTGCGCCATTATGGGGGTTAGCACTTACTATTCCAGAGGAGTCCCAAGATAATAAAAATATTGAAGTAGAACGCCGACTGGTGACGTGCCCCAACTCGGCACTTTCTCTCTTGCTTCAAGTTGAGTTTGGATTTGATGGCTTTACTTTGCTTGGTAAGAAATACACACTTGGTTCAACACATTCAAACCCATTTACAATCATTCCTCAGAAGAATTTCTGCTTATAAAAACTAGGGCATTATGCTTAGAAGATACGTGTTATTATTCTCACTAATTTTTAGGAGGGGCTGGCGAAGTTGAAGACATTGATTCCCCACTAATAAAATAATATATCATTATATATTATATTAATATGGCATCAATGTCTATGAACTCTGCGTTGTCACCCTTTCCATTCAAGAATGTTCCTGATCCATTGGCGAATGTTGATCCAAAATACGTCAACGTTACCAATTCAAATGATCCTAGAGGGTTTGGTTCAAATGAGACAAATCGTCAGTGGGGATTAAGCGGCATTTCAAATAATGTCCAAGCTGCCGCCGCGAGCGCGTTAAAAGGTGGCTCCAAGTCCAAAACCTTGCGTAGAAAAATAAAAAATATTGCTAATAAGTATAAGAAGATGAAGGGCGGAAAAAGCAGAAAGATGACTTTAGGGTCAATTAAAAGAAAGTTATCATCAATTCTTCGTATGGGCAAAAGCAAGAGACGTCACGCTAAGAAGTCAAAAAAGAATGTAAGCCGCAGACACAGAAGCACAAAGAGACAGCGTGGAGGATATTCTCAATACATGAGCAATATTGCATACACTCCTAGTTACTCAACTGGTGGACACCTTTCCGCCAATGAGAGCGCTTTAGCAAACCCAGTTCCTTATCAACCATCAAACAACTGCGTAGATAACTACAACCACTACACCAATAAGGGTTTCCAGATGTAAATCAACCTTTGGGAAAGGTTGAGCCAAATTCCACTTTAATAAAGTGGATTAGATATTTTTGTAATACTTTTACAAAATTATTAATTTCAATTGACATACATAGATGTGTTTTTAACGTCGGCTTTTTCTGACCTAAGATATTCACGAATCATAAACTTATACTTACTTGGATCCTTTTCTCCATCTTCGTAAAAAACATTAATTCTAACTCTAGAAGTTTTGTTAATTCCTTCTGCCTTTTCTTTTAATAGGTCTGTTTTAAACCATATAGGCGTTGCACTTTTACCTTTTATAAATTTATCTCTAGAACTTCTAACGTTTGTCATATAAAATCCCTCCAAATGGATGTATTTTCCCCAATTTTTTATGTTGTATTCTACTTCCTTCTTTTCTTTTTTATCATAACTTTTCATTGTTGGTTTTAGTTTGTAATCTTCATTTATGTGAGAATCTAAAGAACGACCCTTTTTATATTCCTCAGGAATTTCAGCCCAAGAGTTGCAGATCAATGGCTCTTTAACAATAATAACTTCATTTTTAATTTTAGTGTTAAGACGTGAATTCAATTTTCTGTCTGTCATGCTATCATATTGATCAATTGTTAATTCTCCAGCGGAATATTCTGCGGCAGGTTTATCTCCGTATAATTCAATAGAAATGGTATATCCTTGGTAAGCAGTTATATAATAAACAACTCTTTCTTGGTCTTGAATAATTGTGGATGTTGGAGTGTCATCGGTTCTGCATGTATGATACCAACACAAATATGGATGGCATCTCCATTCTGTGCTTCTTCCAGCAACTTGGTTAATTATAATCAAGAATGATTTAGTGCTTTCCAAATCTTCCCAATAGTTTGTATTGTCCCATTGAACGTCTTCATCTTTGCTTCCCACAAATTTTATTCTAATATTGCATTGTTCTTCAATTTGGTTTTTATAATCTTTTACAGTTTCAAATTGAGATTTCAAACTGCCATCATTTGACTTAAAGTTTCCTGCAAGCCTTAAAACACCAATGTGCCGTTTGTCTGCAGTATTTTTAGTGGTATCCGTTAATTTTTTTATTAATTCCGAACCCTGATTAGTAATTTTTAATTCATCGTTATCGTATCTAAAAAATGGAGTTGCTTGTTTAAAGAGGTTATTTTGCAAATACTTTCCAATTCCGTAATATATATCTGGTGGAATAAATTTATCAATCTCCTCATACTCACTATCGTCAATATTATTTGGACGAATGAACTCTTTTTTTGCGACTTCAATGGTGGCGCTGTAAAGTATAAAATTAACATTATCATCGTTTTTAAATCTTTTATAGATGTCGTTTAACAATTGTTTATCACCGCAACCAAAATCTAACTCATCAAGATGAATTTTAATCTTCTTTTTCTCTGCCAATGTTTTATTTATAAATTCAATGCAATCATCCTTCTTCTTCTTATTATTTATAGAAAACACATTAAGACCATAAGAATAAAGCTCTTTATGTTGTTCTTTATCAGCAATTCTATGCAAAGCTGTTAAAAAAATATGAACGAATTCAGGGTTTGATAAACGTGCTACTTCAACCATACCCCTTTTTCCACACTTCACTGGTGCAGGGACAAGTTTGATTTTTTTATTTGTCTTTTGAACTTTATTTATAACATAATTGTAAAGCTCCGAGCGGTTAGTTTGGAACCATTGTAGATCGTTGACCTTTGGCCGATCCTGCTTGATCTTGAACATATTATAGGATCATATAATAATTTTTCTTTAAGTTATTTTTTGGGCAATTTAATAAAGCAAGTTTCTAAAAGTGCTTCGTCGGATTTTGGGCAAGGTTTTTCCTTCTTTGACGTTGGAACGTGTTTCCAGAACCTGATATCAGGATCATACTCTGCAATAGATGTCTGAATAATTTTATAATTCTGTTTCTTATAAAATGTTTTCCGTTTGTTCCACTGATTCTTGAAAGGATCATGTTCGTCAATAATATCAACCACTACTGGGCTGCCGTGTCGTTCTCTCAGAATTCTGCCAACGGATTGCTCAATATCTGTTTTTGGTGTTGCCATAATAAGTGTGGTAAGGGACTTTATGTCCAAACCTTCCGCAGCCATAGCATAGGACGCTACAATAACCTTCTTTGATTCACTTTCTTTGAGAGCGGCCTCTTTCATTCCTCCAACATAATATCCAACCGTCGCAATATTTCGCGTTTTAATTGCATCGTGAAAGTAGGTAAGCAAAATACGGTTGTGTGCAAGAATCATAATTTGTTGTGCCGGATTTTCCTTCAACATGTCTCCAATAACGCGCAATATGAACTCGCTCCTATGATTAAACGAGCACAGCTTTGAAATCATTGTGCTGTATTGGACATTGCCTCTGAAATCAGTTGCAACTGTCTTGAAATCTGAGTCATTACTAACGTATTCAATGGCTCTGACAACAACATCGTGTTCCTCATCGCGCTTTCCTTTAAATACAACTTCGCCTAAAAACATTTTGAATACTTTGGTAGTTCCATCTTTGCGATTCATGGTAGCCGATAATCCGAGTGTATATTTTGTCACTATCTTGAAAAGAGCGCATGAGAATACTTCACTAGAAATATGATGCACTTCGTCAATAATAGTCAAACCAAAACTTTGAAACGTTGATTCATGATAATCTTTCATGGAAAGTGATTGCAACATTCCAATAACAATATCTTTGTCTTCAATGTCAACAATCTGACCTTGTATCCTGCCGACGCGCGCCCCAGGAAGAAACTGTTGAATGCGTTCTATCCACTGATTCAAAAGAAATTCCTTGTGGACAATTATTAAAGTTTTCTTCTTAAGTTGTGAGCATATATGCAGTGCTAAAAATGTCTTGCCAAATGCGCAGGGAAGCTCTAAAAGACCACCACCGCTATTGCCATTCTTTTGAACTTGGTCCAAATAGGTTTTTACAACAGGCTTTTGATTATCACGCAAGTCACCTGCAAACTTGACGTCAATATCGGTTCCCTCTGGAATGCGACAGTCTTTCGCTTTACCAAAATGAGTCTCGCCAAAATACCTAGGCATGTAATATTTTTGACTAGATTCGCGATATACAGGAAATGAAATAGATTGAGTATTTGTGCCTGGAGCGCCAGGTGTGTAAGGTTTAGCAGTTAATTCAGTTTGAATAAATTTGTGTTGTTCTGGAGATAATTCTTTTTTAAATAGAGTATAGCCTTTTTGACCAAGATAAGTGTTTAGCATATTTGGGTTATTCATTCTTTATTATATTATTAGTTGATCAATTTTTATATGATTTATTTAATGTTTTTAAAGATAACTAGAAGAATAAAATCTACAATTATGATATATATGGATAGTTTTTCAGACTTATTTAAAAAGGAAAATATGGGTCAAGTAATTTTGTGCATATTGTTCATTATTTATTTAATCATGGGTTACAAAATGCCTGACTCTGTTGCTGGAGTTTTTGACTCAGTTTTTGGCAAAATTGCTATAGTTGTTATTGCTCTTGTTTTATTTTCATACGCCAATCCTATTTTAGGTGTTCTTGGATTTCTCGTTGCTTTTGAGTTGATTAGACGTTCATCCATGACAACAGGAACATATGCGCTTGACCACTACGTTCCAACTGAAGTTAAGAAGGAGACCCAATTAAATGCTATGAATCAATTCCCTTACACTTTAGAGCAAGAGGTTGTCAAGAAGATGGCCCCCATTAGAGAGACAAGTGACTTTGGACCTGAGACATCAACTTTTTCACCTGTGTTAGATGACACTTATGATGCTGCCCCAATTAACTACACCGGCGTTATCTAAATCAACTTAAAAAAAAATAATTTTAAAATACAATAATTGTAAAATTATTTTCATGAAGAATCTCCGCTTCCTCCAGTTAAAACTACAAGACCTTTGTGAATCAACATTATTATAATGACAAACACAAATGCAAATAAAAACATTAGAAAGACTGGATTAAAAATAATGTCTACAAAATTAATCCCAACGTCATAATTTGTATTTGCCTTTAAATCAACTACTTCATTTATTTCCTCTTCAGAAGAATTTGTAGGCTGGCAATCAATGTAAATGTTATCGCTCGTTGCGCCATTTCCAGGACCATCTGGATTTAAGAACAAACTAGGACCACTTGGCACCACAACACCATCAACCGGTTTAATCACTTTTTTCAAGGAAGCCAAATTAGATGAAGATATATAAATAGCATTTTGTGATCCAAAAGCTATAAAATCTGTGGTAGGCGTTGAATAATTATAAAATTCTTTCATAGGAATAAAATCATTTAGTGTGAAATCTTCAATGCCCTGACTAACGCTTCCGCCCTGAGACGGCGCACCATTTGAAACAGCTTGAACAATTTTACCAATAATATTTGACGCATTATTAGACGTTCCATTTGTTGATATTGGAATGCAAATAATTAATTGTTTTCCGCCTTCTATTGGAGAATGTATAATAAATAGTTCAGCATCTGCCTGCATATTATTATATGAATGCAATGATGGACTATATATGTAACTTCCAGCAACATTATATTTATTTTTATTAAATGTTACAGGAGATGTTGAAATTGTGGAAGAAAGTAAAATAATATTGCCATAATTTGTAGCAGTACAGCTGCTAACAGGATAATCAAATGACAATGCGCATTTATAATTGCAGGTTCCCACTACATTCTGTGGTGAAATATTCATGGGTGTTGGTTTTTGATTAGTTTGGGTGCTCATTAATATAACTAAACAAATAAAAATATTATTTTATTTATATAAGGCAATGAAATTAACAAAAGGAAAATTATCAAAGATTCAAAATAAGAAAAAGCAAAGTTTGAAGCGATATAAAAAGGGTGGTAAAACCCATAAATCAAAAACATTTAGAAAGAGAAAGCATTTAAATCTTCATAACACTAGTCTTAAGAAATACAAAGGTGGAAATGGTGAAATACAAGCTAAACCTGCAACTATTCAAACAGAACCTTTAACAAAAGAAGTTAAACCATTAGAACAAGTAGAAGAACAAGTAGAAGAACAAGTTCAACCATTAGAACAAGTTCAACCATTAGAACAAGTTCAACCATTAGAACAAGTAGAAGAACAAGTTTTACCGTCAGAAGAAGTGAAACCCTTAGAAGAAGAAGAACAAGTTCTACCGTCAGAAGAGGAACAACAATCTTTAACTCCTTTGGACGATGCTGCGCCTCAAGAACCTATATCATCAGATCCAGGAGAAGGCCCAGGAAGCCACCAAGAGTTACCTCCTCCAGTTTCAGAAGAAGGTTCATCTCAATTATCAGAATCTGAAATAGCAACAAACAATTTAGATAATGCTGAAACTGGTTCCGATGCTGGGTCAGAAGCAGGTTCTGTTGCTAGTTCTTCAGAAGAGTCTCCTAAAATGGAATCAGAACCAGCAACAACTTCTGCAGAAAGCAATCCTTCTATTGCAGCAGAGTCGCTTGACAATTTGCTTGACTACATATCAACAAAGATTGCCCAGAAATTAAAACAGTCTTCATTTGGTTCAGGGTCTGATTCAAATTTAAACAGAGATTCATTCAATTCAGTCGCAACTGCTAATGAAACCTTAGCCGAAGCTTAAAATATTTTTATTACACATTAAATATAAAAATATTTATATAGATTAAATGATTGTTATTAATGATTATTCAAGACCAATATACGTTATATTTGATCATTGCGAGAAAATAAAGAACTTTATTTTGGATGAAACAATTTTTGATAAGAGTGGGTATGTATTTATTTTAACTTCTTGGTATAACACAATATATGCTGTTTCAATTGCAAATTTAAACCCTGAATTTAACGTTGCAATTCTTGCAAATTCTGTAGAAGAAAAGGCATTTTATGAAACTAAAACTAAGAGAGATGTCTTGTTTTGTAATCACAATGCTTTCTTAAACGAAAATAAGTTTAAGATTCTTGGAAACTTACCAAAATTTTACGACTTGGTTATAGATAGCGCTTTTCATGAGTATAAGAACACTGAAAAGGCTAAAAAAGTTGGGAACGTTTTGCACATTGGTTATTTTAAACGGCCAAATAAATATTTAAAAGATAAATTAATTCCAAGCTATGGAAAATTGGTCAACTTTGTAGACGGTGAATATAAACTAATGAATAAAATTCAAATAAACACATTTTACAATCAATCTCGCGTGGGAGGAATATTTTCTGAGTGTGAAGGCGCTTGTCTCGCATCGTCTCAGTATTTGTTAGCAGGATTACCTGTTATTAGCATTAAAAGCCGCGGTGGAAGAGATATTTGGTATAACGAATATAACTCAATTATATGCGATAATGATGAGGATGGTATTTATAATGCGCATCAATTGGCCCTCCAAAAACTAGAATCTGGAGAGTTCAATAGAGAGAAAATTAGAGAGCTTCATTTAAAACAAATGGACGAACATAGGAATACACTTATTGAATACATAAAATGCAAGGTTTTGACAGAAGAAATAGATGTTGCCTTGGTTAAAAGGAGATTTGCATGCTTTTAAAGGTCATTTGGCACCACCTTTATAAAAGGTGGTTATATGAAGGGAATATATTTTATAGTGTCGTTGTCATATTTGGTTATTTTGAATGCCTGATTGTAACCCTCTACATACACTGTATCGCCATTGTATAATTCGTCGCATCCGTATTCATTTGTGCAGCTGCGACCACTTCTAACAATTGGCAGTTTAACGCTGTTGTTCTGGTCGCTCATAGTGTAATACTGCCATTTATAACGATTCACAAATAATGGGCGACCCATTAATGGAAGAATTTTTCCAGCGCCGTTAAGTGGCGTTAAAATTCCAATTTGACGATAACTAGTATCAACCGCACCAATGTTTGTGGAAACGTTAATAGGAACAGTTCCTGGAGGCGTGTATGTGATATTTGGCACTAAATATCTCTCATCTCTTAATGGTGGAACATATGGATTCATAAGAACATCTCCAGGCAAATTGTTATAACCATAGTTTGGGCGAGTGAAAAAACCAAAACCGCCTGAAGGTGAGCTCTGCTCTTGGTTAATTATTATTTTTTCAGTAGGTCTGTAATCGTCATTATTTAAACTTCTATAAACAAAGTAAAATACAACCGCGATTATTATTACTAAAAATAACATAGTTGCATTTTCTAGACATATAACTCCTGGTGGACACTTTTTACTCATTGATATAAGTATATATTATATTACAAACAAATACAATATATAGAATGTGGGTTTAACGCCTTCTAGTATTATTGCGTTTTTTGAAATTCTTTCGTTTATTTCTGCGACGCGTTTTTCCGCCCTTATTATCTTTTTTACCAAATAAACAACCAGTTACTTTATCGCAGCACGTTGGATCGTCAGCCTTACATTCGGCGCCTTTTCCAACCGAAAATGTAGCGCTCATTGCAGCAGCGCGCCCAGGTCTTTGACGTAAAAGAGGAGCCGCGTCTCTTTCCATAACTTCTTCAGCAACTGGATCTAGAGAACGCCAAACAGTCATATCACTTCTATCATAAAAACCATTTGGTTTGTCAATCCTAATGATTTCACCAGTTTGAATACGTCTATCAACGCTTTCTCTACTGGTAAAGCTGGTTTGTTGAATTCTTGCCGCTGTAAGAGCTCTAATTGTGGGAATTATGCTTGCGTATGCAGTTCTGGCAGCAGGAGTAAGCGTCCAGTCAGGTTCACTAGCTCCCCAGTCTTCGCTAAAAGTGGGTCCATATAAGTATTGCAAAAAAGTTTTTAATTGAGGTCTATTCATGTGACTCATGTCAAAATAAGTTATGTTTGTTGCATAGTCAATACACGCCATAAATTTTACAATTAATTCCATTCTCTCAATAACTTCATCTTCACTCGTTCTTCCAGCAACGTATAAATCGGTAAAGTCAAAACTTTTTGCGGCTGCGAGGTCTCTCGCAAATTTTTGTCCAGAAACACTTTCGTATACTGCAATTATTTTCTTTTTGTCGCTTGTAAAAGGATTTGCTGAATTAAAATTTAAGGTTCTTCCAAAATCAATTAGAACAGATCTTTCTTCTAATCCAGCGGAAGCCGGAGGATTTCTACTAGCTAATACATTTCCTGCGTGACAGTCATAATTCATTACCTTCAATTTTGTAAACAGAATTAAAATTTGAGCTAGCGCATAATTGCAGTCGCTTGCAAAAGCCGCTGGATTTTCAACACTCCATAATTCTCTAAAATTACTGTTAACCAATTCCATAGTTATCATTCCCAATTGTCTTGTTGCAGTTACATTATTTCTCATATATTCCAACATAGCTTGAACTGTCTGGTTATTTCCAGGAATACCAAGAAGTTGTGTTAATAAAGCGTCAGACGCGGCTTTATTGAAGTATGAAAAATCAACAACAGAAATAGTAATAGGTTTTCCTTGTGGTGCAAGAGTTCCAGTGTAAATGGCCTGTTGAATGTTTGCTTCCGTTTTAAAACCATCTAAATCTTCGGTTTCTTTTGCGCGACCGCGAACAAAACTACCATTACTGTCATTATAACCAGCATCACGGCCAGCGTCATCTTTATCGCCTGGAACAACCAATGGAGGTAAAAAATCTGCTTCTTCAGAAATAATCGCAAATTTAAAAATTAAACTGTAAACAGGTTCGTTTAACGCAGTTCCTGCAGCATTTAATCCAAAAAACTCGGAGTTAGCTGGGTCGTGTGGAACGTCTAATCTAAAAATAAATCCTTTTAATGAACTAAATGAAATCTTTGATAATTGTGCTCCTGGAACGCAGATCATTTTATAAACGGCTTGCCAACTTGTTAAAGATGGGTCCTTTTGACGCAATCCACCCTTAAGTTTTCTTTTTGTGCTGTGCTTTTTTGTTGTATTGTGTTTTTTTGCCATATACATTAAATATAGAATAAAATTTTATATTTAATATTAACTAGTGTTGGATCATAACTTTATTTAGCAGCACCAAATTGTTTTGCCATTGCAGTAATATCTCCAAACTGTTTCATGTCAAAGCCGGCCATTAAGCTTTTGGCTTGTGACAATAAGGGAGTCATGCTTTTCATCGCCTCAGCCAATTGCATTTGCTGTCCCATTAATTTTTGAGTGTCGTCGGTAAGACGCTTAATTCCATCACTACCTAAGAGATTATTTAAATCACCATAAGCGTCTTCTACCGTGGAAGCGTAATCAATTCTATTTCTTTTCTTATACATGGTTGTCATAGGACCAATGTCCTTGGCTGATTCGTCACCAACTGGTTCGCCAGTTTCGCCCTCGGTTTTAATTTCTTGTTCCGTTCCGTCAGTTACCACACCTCCTTCTTTCATTTTTCCTTCTGCTTTGGCTTTAGCATCTGCCTTGGCTTTAGCATCTGCCTTGGCTTTAGCATCTGCCTTGGCCTCTGCCTCTGCCTTGGCTTTATCCTCGCCCTCTTTGAGGGTTTTGTCAACTCCTTCTCTCATTACTCCACCAGCCATAAAGATGCTGGTTAAAACAAGAGGAGTTAATAGAACAATAATCATGTTTTTATTGAAACAATACACTAAATATCCAACCAAGACGAACAATGCAATTGCTTTATAGTTTCCCATAACCATATAACCAAAAACATTGGTTACTGCTAAAAAGAATACAATGTATAGAACGTATTTGTTCTCTAATAATTTGGAGACAGAGCTTGGCACTTTCATTATATATATAAACTTTGATAAAAAAATTGATAGAATCTAATATTAATTTTTTAATTGTAAATAGTAAAATGAGTAACAACGAATTGTCTCGCGGAAAACTTAATTTAGTTGTTTGTGAAATGTATAACAAGTTTATACATGGATATGACGAAAATAGCTACGACGACGTCAAAGGACATTATTTATGCATGCACGTATCAAGAAATAGAAGCATATTTGATGAACGCGACACAGAAAGTGATTTAGAGGACGACGAATATGAGCGAGATCAGTTGTATGAAAACGGTGAATGTCATATCAACGACATTGTTGATTTGCATTCTGCTTACTATATAAATTACGTTAAAAACCCAACTAGAAGGCATGATATTATTAGAAATTATAGACGAATAATCTCTAAGAATGATTACATTCAACCGCAATTAGCAGAGGTTTTGTATTTGCCCAGCGGCGAATGCGTTGCAATTATTAAAACTATGTGGCTTAAGGTAGTGCAGCGTGCGTGGCGACGTCTTTTCAATCAACGAAAGGATGCTATTAATAAGCGCAAAAATCCAAATTCTCTTTATTACAGAGAAATTCATGGAAATTGGCCAAGAGACTGTAACTACCCTGTTGTAAATGGAATGTTTTGGCGATAAGTTTAATTTAATTTGAACTGGATGTAGTTTTGCGTGTAGAACGTCTACGAGTATTTTTGTAAACAGCTCGGTAACCTCCACGTTGAGTCTTCTTGGCCTTTTTGCCTTTTCTGGTTTTCTTTCCTTTCTTACCTTTTCTTGTCTTTCTGGTTTTGCCACCTTGAAGTGCGCCGGTTTGTTGGTTAAATTTAAAACCAGGAGAAGATAAAGCAGCCTGCACATCAGCCACAGTTTGAGCGGCATGGACTCTTTGTAAAACTTTTGCGTATTTGTTATTAGGGTCTCTTCCTCTCATTTGCTGATTTTTTTGATTTAACTGAGCAACTGCTTGGCCCAATGTCATTTGTTGTGGACCAAGTTGCACCATCGTATCTGCGGGAACCACGAGGCGAGGTCCTTCTCGGGGAGTATAAAAATCTCCAGGTGTTCCAGGCGTCTCAGCTCCTCCTCCTGCTCCTGGTTCTTCTTCGTCTTCAGGAGGAACTAAAGGTCCTACTCCTCCAGGTGGAGGAACTCCGTTACCAGCATCTCCACCTCCAGGGGGAGGGTTAGGGCCACCAGCAGGAGGCGCAAGAGGCGCGCCGGCAGGAGGAAGAGCTGCGTCTAAATCTTGTTGCAATTGATTTAATGCGTCTTGGATCTCTTGATAAGTTGCTCCTGCAGTGTTATGCAACTCGTCAATTGTGGCATTGTTTGCGCCAATAGCAGCATCAATGTCATTAATTGTCTGAAGAAGAGCTGCAATTTGCTCTTGACAACGAGCAGCATTAGCGTTGCACTCGTCTAACTGTTGTTGCACCGCTTGCAATTGTTGTTGAATTTGTTGATTTTGACCCTGAGCATCTTGCAATTGTTGCGTTAATTGTGCAACCTGGGCGAGAGCAGCATCTCTCGCGGCGTTGGCTGCTTGTAATTCATTTTGAGCAGCGGCTAATTGAGCTCTGGCATCATCTCTCTCGCGCGTCAAATCCTCAATGGCTTGTCTTGATTGTTCCGCTGCTTGAGTAAGTTGCTGTATTCTAGGCGCAATTTCAGCTATTTTTGCACTCAAAGCTTGGATTCTTGCTCTAATCTGATCTCTAAAAGCTTCATTTGCGGTTCGTTCTCCAACAATTCTATTATTTAATTCTCCAATTCTTCCTACAAATGCTTGTAATCTTTGCACTTGATCCGCAGGAATGCAATCTTGTGGTGGTGGGGCGGCCATATTTATATATATTACGCGTATAAATTTATTTATTTAATTTGCTATTTATTCATTGTTTAATAATTTCATCTAAATCACTCTTAAGTTTATCCATTTCTCCCAATATTTCTCCTTGTTCTCTTCTAGTATTATGAATATCTTTTTCTGTAAGTTTCCCACTTACCATAATATCACCCAGATATTGGTTTAACATATTCATTGCGCGCATTTGCTCCTGATTTTGTTTAACAATATAATTGTGATATTTCTGATAATCGTTTCTCACACCTTCTAAAAAATGATTTTGATTTATTGACCCTTCTAAAGTTTTTCGTTTTTCAAGCAACAAATTGCGTTTTGATTGTATTTGTTGTTCTATTTGTGTCAAATAGTTGTCTCTATCCGCTAACGATAAATCATATACTTGCATCTTTACTTAGACTATAAATGGATTTTAATTTTATGAAACGTTCTAAAATTAATAAAATTCAAAATAAAAATCTTAAAAACTAAAAAACTAATTTTAAAGACTTAACGATTAAAATATAAAATCTTTGCTATATATTATTTAGGATGTCTAAGAACAATGTTGAACCCCTACTCGCACCTGACGATAACAGGTTTGTTATGTTTCCAATTCAAGACCAAGATATATGGAAAATGTATAAAAAACAAGTGGATTGCTTTTGGCGAGCCGAAGAGATTGATTTATCAAAGGATCAATTGCATTGGGATGCACTAGAATCATCAGAAAAATATTTTATTTCTATGATTTTGGCGTTTTTTGCTGCGAGCGATGGGATTGTTTTGGAGAACTTGGCTGCAAGATTTATGAACGACGTTCAACTTTCTGAGGCTAGAGCGTTTTACGGATTTCAAATTGCTATGGAGAATATTCACTCGGAGACTTACTCACTTTTGATTGAGTCTTACATAAAAAATACCGAGGAAAAAACCAGATTATTTCACGCTATTGAGAATTTTCCATGCATTAAAAAGAAATCAGATTGGGCGCAAAAATGGATGCATGACAACCGCAGTAGTTTTGCTACTCGGCTTGTTGCATTTGCTTGCGTGGAAGGTATCTTTTTTAGTGGTGCATTTTGCAGCATTTATTGGTTGAAGAAACGTGGATTAATGCCTGGACTCACATTTTCTAACGAATTGATTTCTCGTGACGAAGCACTTCACACCGAGTTTGCTGTTCTACTATACAATAAACTTCAAAAAAGAATGACCAAGGCAAGAATTCACGAAATTATTAAAGAAGCAGTTGATATTGAAACCGAATTTATTTGCGAGGCTCTTCCTTGCCGTTTGATTGGAATGAATTCTGAATTGATGACAAAATACATTCAATTTGTTGCAGATAGATTGTGTTTACAACTTGGATACGACAAGATTTATAATGGTGCAAATCCATTTGATTTTATGGAACTTATTTCATTGGAATCCAAGACCAATTTCTTTGAGAAGCGCGTCGACAGCTACGCGTTGGCCGAGAAGACAAAGGCTGACGATGTGTTTGACTTTGCCGCTGATTTTTAGAAACGATGACACGCGCAAAAATATTTATTAAACACACTTAAAACAACAATACAATAAACGTGTATAATGTTGTCTAGAACATTCGCTCGTAAGTTTTCATCTATTGTGACTCCGGTTTCGGCAGTTGATGTTTTTAAGAAGAGTTGTTATCACAAGATTGATTTCAAGATTAATGAAGAAAGTTCAGTCCAGGAAGCGGTAAATCGTTTTACTGCATTTAATATTGGGTGTCTTGCTGTTACCGATGGAAGCAATAAGGTTGTTGGCGTTTGTTCTGAGCGCGATTTTATTACCAAGGTCGCGTCATTGAGAAAGAATAGTGATACTGTAAAGGTAAAGGAGATTTGCACTTATGGACCAAATACAATTATTGCAAAGAAGAGCGACACGTTGACAATGTGTATGAATAAGATGATGTTCAAGGACATTCGCCATTTGCTTGTTATTGATGATAATAATGAGGAGTTTATTGGGATGATTTCAATTAAAGATTTGGTAAAGGAGATGAACGAGAAAAATCACGAAATTATTACACGTCTTACTGATTTTGGAATGGGGAAGGGTGCTTATTTTAGTAGCGAATAATTTCTTTTAATTTTATTTTTGGGATCAAAGAACATAAAAATAAAAACAAGATATAATACAAATATAAAATGATATCTTGTGAATTAATGGGAGGATTAGGAAATCAACTATTTCAAATATTTGCAACAATTTCTTACGCAATGAAGCACAAACAACCTTTTAAATTTTTATACAAGGATTTTTTAGGTAACAGGCCTACTTATTGGAATACTTTTCTGAGAACTTTAAAGACATTCACTATAAAACAACGCCCAACAATGACGGTTATAAAAGAAACAGGTTTTGAATTCCAACTAATACAAGATCCAGTTCAAAGTGAAGATTCAACATTAAAAGGATATTTCCAAAGTCATAAGTATTTTGAAATGCATTGGAATACCTTGGCACGATTAATCAAATTGGAAGAACAAAAAGCAGAAATAAAATCCGAATACACACACAACTATGATAATATAGTAAGCATGCACTTCCGATTGGGTGATTATAAAAATTTACAAGATTGCCATCCAGTTATGAAATATTCATATTATAAAAACAGCATTCAGCGCATTGTTAATGCAACAGAAAACAATAAATTAAAAGTCCTTTATTTTTGCGAGAGAAATGATGCAGATGACGTTTTAATAATTATAAAACAACTTAAAGAAGAATTCCCAGAATGCAAGTTTGTCAAGATAGACCACGATATTGTTGATTGGGCTCAGCTTTTAATGATGAGTCTGTGTCGTCACAATATTATTGCAAATAGCTCGTTCAGTTGGTGGGGAGCATATTTCAATTCGCGTGAAGATAAAATTGTATGCTATCCGGACGTTTGGTTTGGACCCAAACTTGCACCTATTAATGACACTCGCGATTTATTCCCAGAAACGTGGACCAAAATATCAACTAATGAATAAAAAGTAATATAAAAATAAATATACAATAACTTTTATAAAATAATCAATGATTTCTTTTATAAATGACAGTTCATCGCAAGATTTAATAAAGGGTTATAAATTTGTAAATCCGTTCCCTTTTACGTATATTGATAATTTTTTGAAACCTGAAAAAGTTAAACTAATTTTAGATGAAGTTAACAAATTAAAATCTGAAAACGCTGATTCAAAATTCATTAATCCCTATAATTTTAACGAGTTTAATAAATTCGCATTTTCTTTTAACTTTGGACCGAACGTTCAAAAACTATTTGAAGAACTAGTTAGCGATGCGTTTATTGATACTATTGAAAAATGCACAGGAATTTCTTGTATAATAAGAAATGACACCAGGTTGTTTGGAGCTGGTGTGCATAGAATACATAAAGGTGGTTATCTTGGAGTTCATACTGATTTTAATATTTTCTACCATGAAAAATACGGCCTAATTGACAGAAGGATTAATTTATTAATTTATTTGAATCCTGATTGGAAAGAAGAGTATGAGGGTGAATTGTGGTTGTGCAATCACAGCAATGCAACTTTAAGTTATAGAATATTACCCATATTGAATAGGTGTGTAATGTTTAATACATCCTGTATAAGTTTGCATGGACACCCAAAAATATTAAATTGTCCTGATAATAGATGCAGGCAATCTGTTGCTGTATATTATTATACTAAAAATCCAAATAAAGATGCAAATATGAGCAATGAAATACTGTGGAATGGTAACAATGGTATACGCGATTATGAAGGGAATGAATATCATGGCACTGTTTTTTATGAAACATCACAATTTAAACTATGAGAGATAAATAAGTTAAAAGTAATTTATGTTATAAAAAATATAATATAAATATGGAAATTGAACGGTTAGAACAAGATTATGTTTTGCTTATTATGAACTGCATGAGATACCGAGAGAAAGCTCTTATTCAAAAGGGTAGTTGGTTGCAGAGTTTACCTGAGGGCGTAGCATATTATCACGTTATTGGAAACCGCGAATTGGAATCTCCTTATGTATTTGATAATGAAGAAAGAATTCTATGGGTAAAAACGCTTGACGACTATAATTCATTGCCTAAAAAGGTTGTTGCTGCATTGCACGCAGTTCGCAGCACATTTAAATTCAAGTATGTGTTTAAAACAGACGACGATCAAATTTTGCATGACCCTGGATTTTTTGACATGATCATAGATAAGCTTGTAAGAAAGCCAGCAAAGATGAAGTCGCATTATGGTGGCCAAGTTGTGGATGTGCAGATTCCTTATTTATCGCAATATTTTCAGATTCATCCAGAGTTGCCGCAAGATATGATTATACAAAAGACCGAGTATTGCAGCGGCCGATTCTATTTTCTCTCTCCAGAAGCAGTTACTAATTTGGTTTCAAAGAGAGAAAATATTGAGAAAGAGTATTTGGAGGACTATGCTATTGGTCTAAATTTGAACCCTGTTTTCAAAAAGGTTATGATTCCTGTTCAAAGCGACGAGTATTTCAAAGATATGGAACTAAATAGCATTCTTGGTTAGAATTTATTGGTTAGAATTATAATCATTTCTATTCTCGGCATTTCATAAGTTTTTATTATGTTGTGCGTCATTCCAGGAATAATATATAATTTTTAATTTAAAGAACTGGCATTGTGGGAGCTGCTACTGCAGGTAGCTTGGGTGGACCTCAGCCTCCAACCATTCTCTTTTGTCTGCGAGTTTTGTTGCATTTGCAACGTTTTGTCTGTTTCTTAGATTTGCAACGAGCTGAACGTGACTTTCTTGGCATTATATATTATATAAAGATTATAATATATAAAAATCATATTTTTCAATTAACGTAACAAGGGCTTGTTAACTAGATTCCTCCAAGATGCAATTCTTTGCAATGCATTATTATGCAATATCAAAGACTCCTTTTTTGAATAGTCAAGCAAAAATAAACCATGCTCGTTGTGCTTTAAAACGCGATTGTTAAATAAATCTTCCGCGTCATTGAATGCATCATCAACATTACCTCCATTTTTATTCATCTTATAAATCATGCACCTATCAAAATCATATGCCGTTAAGAGGTCTGCTTCCCTCACAACGTGATAAGCCTTCTGATAACCTCCAAGAACAGGGAATCCATCAACCTTTACCTTTGAATAAGACATTGTAGACATAATTTGTTTTGATATGTTTACCTCTGTTGGATTCAATGCGTCATTATCTTGCAAAAAATCTTCTATTTCTCTAATCCCTTCTTTTTCATTCATATATTTCTTATCACACATATCATGAAGAATGGCCGAAACATAAATCAACTTCTCATCTTTCTTTAAGATCGGATAATTAACAACAGTATCTTCGTATATTTTATTAGCGTAAATTAAAACATTCATACTATGAGACACTCCGTGAGATTCATCAATTCCGTGCTTCTTTGATGCAAACAAGACAAAATGCAATAATTTAGATAACAATGACATGTTGTTGTTATATATTGTTGTTATATATTTAATATCATTTAACTTGATATAAAATATATAAAGGGTTCAACGTAAATAATAAAATAAGTTAATGAATTTATTTTACGTCTTAAAAATTGCTTTTGGATTTATTGGTATTTTTAATGTTAATGCTTTTATAAAAGTCAACAATTGCAAACATCTTCGGAGGTCTCTCGTGAAATATGCGCCAACAGAACCTATTGAACCTTTTAAAAATAAAATAAATGGGCTTGTTAAATTGATCCGCCCAAAAAGCATTTTTCCCACACTACTTTTGAACCTTTCTGGCGGCTGGATAATGAATCCTTCGTTCAATAATTTGATTCATTCCACGTCTTTTATTGTGGGAACTGTGAATACAATTTTGATTCTTATGAGCAGTATGGTAGTTAATGATATATATGATTACAAAATAGATAAAATAAATAATCCTTCCAGACCCATTGCGTCTGGTCAAATTAAAATATATGAAGCCGTTTTATTGCATATCTTGTTGGTTGGAACAGCCGAGGCCCTGAGCCTACATTTTTTGCCTGAAAACTTGCAATTAATTATTCATTTGGCCATAATAACCGCGTCTTTTTATACACCAGTTTTTAAGAGAATCCCTTTTATCAAAAACATATCGTGTGCATCTTTAGTTTCATTTACTGTATTTTTTTCTGGATTATCGTCGTCAACTGGCGTAATGTCTCAAAACAAAAATTTTGGATTTCTTGCCATTGCGCTTGGTTTAGTTTTTTATGGATCGTTGAGCAATGAAATATTACTTGATATAAGAGATTATGAAGGCGATAAAAAACATAACATAGTCACTATACCGGTTCTCTTTGGAAAGGACGTTGCGTGGATATGCGCAAAAGTAATTGCCAATTTGAATGTCATGTCAAACACTCTCTCTTTATATTATTTGTCTGATTTTAACAGCGGCGCATTTTTGGCACTTATTTGCAGTCCACTAACGTTTAATTTATTTAAGTTGAAAGGAGACGGTTATACAAAAGAAAATATTGAAAAGGTTGTTAATGATACAAATATTCCACTCTTTTTCACGCTCTTATATTTTTGTTTGTTGTCTTCTTATGGAGGTGGAACAGTTCTAAAGTAACTCTTCTTATCTAGATCTGTCATAGGTTTCTTATAATTTGTTCTGCGTTTTTCAATGTCGCTGTAATCTTCTCTCTGCACAACTGTTAGAGGGGTTACTAAAAACCAGTAATCTGATTGTTGAAGACTGAACCAATACTTATCAATAGCATATAAACGATGATTATGAGGCTCTCGCATTAGTTTTTGAATACCCTCTTTAATATTATTAATTAACTTGTCATAATAATGCTGTTTCACTAGGTAACCGGTTGTTGTTTGACATTGGAAAACGCGGACAGAATAGTCGTCTTCTAAACCATAAGGAGGCATATTATTGCCTGCGATTAAAACAACGTCCCATGTAGAGTCTTCTTCGTGGTTATCTAGAAACCCATTCAACTGTTTAACAAATAGCGCTGGATCTAAGAATTCAATGTCGTCTTCGCATAATAATAAATGCGGCCAGCCTTGTTCCTTTGCTAGTTGCAAACATTTTAAGTGACTCATACTGCAACCAATTGCGCCATTTGGCAATTTAATTGCGTTAAAACGAGTTGCCTCTTGGATTCCAATAGATGCAAGTTGTCGTTCCACGTGAACCTTTCTATCCGTCCTGTGTTCCAAATTAATATAAACCACGTGTTTAATGTCTGAAATGCTTATAAGAGCGTTCTCTTCTAGTTTCTGCATCAGTTAAATAATAATTATATGTTAATTAGTATTTAATTCACTTTCTTCCAAATATAAATGTATTCTTTATAGTCATTTTTGCTGGATTTTTTCAATAGAATAGTTTCTAGTGCTGGACCAAATAAAGGCTCCAAAATCTTTATATATATGGTTTCATTGATATTGATAATATATGTTCCCATTGGTTCTAAATTATCCCACAGTTTTTGAAATACTTCTTTATAGAACTTTGCCCATTCTTCTATTGTCTTTTTCTCAGAGTGTTTATAAATCTCTATATTCTCGTAAGGTGGTGATGTAAAAACCATGTCATATTTGTTTTTATATGCAGTGTAATCAACTGCGTTTGAATCTTGGAATAACAACTCAATTTTTGATATAGTTTTCTCTCTGAAGTCGTTGAGAAGTTTATTATATCCTGGCTCTAAATCCTTGTTCAAATCAATTCCAATGTAATTTATGTTCTTCATCATTGCGGCAACAAGTCGGCCACCGAAACCACAAAAGGGATCCATTACTGCCACCTTTGGAGAATAAGTATTATAAATCTGTAGTGCGTTTGTTATTTTAAATGCATTGATGCGACCAAAGCATAATCCATAACAATAATAATACTTTTTAACCAGGCTATCCTTATAGCGATTATTGTTGTCACAGAACGTGAGTAATGTTTGAATGTATTTTTTGGTCTTGTAGAATTCAATCTCGTCAACGAATTTGAAAAAGTTGATGCCCTTGTTTCCAATAGTTTCTATTCGCTGTTCAAAAAAATAATAGTCTATTAAATTGCAACCGAGACGACTTCTTCCGTTAATATTTTGAATTTCTTCTGCGGTTTTATCTTTGATTTCAGACCAATCCTTAATGGCTTTCTCAAAGGTTACATCCTTAAGTTCCTTGACAATTTGACTTTGGTTCATTAAGTTCAAGAGAGAAAAAGTAATTGAAAACCTGCCTTAAATAAAAAATGTCTGTGAATATAGTATAATGAAGTTTAATATAAAAAAATTTATATTCAGAAATAAGAAAACTTTATTGTTTTTAGGTGCATTATTTTTAGGAGTAATTATTTTTATTAATTTTAACAAAATAAAAGAGGGATTTGACAATTCTAGCATTGGCGAATATGCTTATTTGAAACCTGTGCCTGCAAATAATACGTGGTCACAGGCCACGCAAGATGCCTTTTTACCGATTTATACAAAAAGTTTTAAAGATAGTGGATATGGTGGAAACGCTCCAACTATTGCAGATATTATGAAAGATGCATTAGAAGAAGAGGGGAAATACTATATTTCAAACAGTAAATTTCCTTGGGGTTCATATATAACAAACGCTTATAATAGTGCGGTCAAAAAGTCGTTAGCTGGTTCAGACGCTGCAAATAGTCCAGAAACAATTGCAGATCTTTCAGCTAAGGCGCAGTCCGTCGCTTCAACACGAAATGCGTATAAAGCAGCGTCTGCACTAGACGAATCTAAACAAACTCCTACACCATTATCATATCAAATTTTTATGGGGACCGCTCAACCCCCAGCAGCTCCTTCAACTACTTCTTCTACTTCTTCAACTCCTTCTTCAACTCCTTCACCTTCACCATCAAATCTTTCTACCGCCGACTATCAAAGTTTAACTTCAATTTGCAAAAATGTGTTACCGGCGAACACCGCCTAAACCAATATTTGCGCTGGTAGTTGCGCGAGGTTTAACTCCTGCTAGACGTGCGTATTCTGGAGAGAAAATATTGATTCTTGCGAGAGCTTGTTGTCTCAAGAATTGTTGTTGTAATGCAATCCTTTGAATTTGCTGTTGTTGTTGTTGAAAAGCGACTTGTTGTTGCATTTGTTGTTCTGGATTTCTCTCATCGTCTGATGGGTGATAAGGAATTTGCGACCATTCTTCTGTGGGAATGGCAGTTCGGTCGGTAGTTTCACGGTCAGGGAAAACCACTTTGCTAACTGGTTCTCTCAAATCGTATTCATGATAAGTATCTGCTTCAAATCTCACTGTTGTCATGAAAGACGTGACATTGACGACGAATGTTCTCTCACTCTCTACTACAAAAACATTGTCATCAGGGTTCAACGATTCTGCGTCCACACTGAAAACCAATTTATGAATTGTTCTTAATCCGTCTTGACCGTTGTCAGTTTTCATGCGTTGAGGATCCTTTCTGGAAACAATACGAGAGACGCCGTCAAACAATTGGAGGATTTCAGGACTTCCAATGTTGTAAAAATTGCTGCGATCAATTTGAAGACCAAATGCGAAGCAGCGTTTTTGTAAACAGGCGTCTTCCATACCCCAGCCCCAATAATTAGGATAACCGTTAATAAGATCAAAATCGGAGCCTTTTATAACAACAATTCCTCCTAAAGCTGTTTCAAATCCGTAATGATGCTTGACAATTCCTTGAGTAGTTTCATATTCAAACAGCTTGTGGAATGGTAAGGTGTCTACGTCGTTGAAAATGAAAGACATTTCTTGGTAAGAATCCGGATACTTTTCCTTGATTGCTAAAAAGCCGATGTTCTTCATGGCTCCACGATTAAAATTTCTGGCGTCACATTGGTGAACAAATAGAATTTCATAGTCGTCTTGCCCTTCAAGGATGAAATCCATTTGCTTGCAGAAGAAGAACTTTTGCTGAATGCGATCTCTATAAGGAACAATAAAAACACGTTTAGGCGGTTGCTTATCGGTCATTTAATAATAAAAGTATTTTTATTTTTAATATTAAATGCAAAAAAAATTGCCGTGCAAATATATAATGACGTCTATTTAAAATATAATTGTTAAAAACTTATTTTTTTGAGTTGATATGAATAATTAATCTATCATCCTTTGCCAATTTGCTATCTAAATGAAAAACTTTATTAATTCGTGGCTTTAAAATGTTTAACAATTTTTCTTTATTTATGTTACTCCAATCTTGGTCGTTAGATAATCCAAATAATCTAACATCGTCAATAATAATAATGCCATCATTTTGGAATAAATTGTTGATATGAGTTATTTCTTCTTCCAAAGGGCAATCTTTTTCAGAGTGTCCTGTGTCACCACCAGACCAATGGCCGTCTAAAAAAAATACACATTTGTCTGTAATATTTGGCAATAAACTTTCAAAAACAATACTGCTATCTCCAAGTATAAAATTTATTTTATTACCATTATATTTATTTTTAGTGTTATTATAATGTTTTTCACTAATATCAATCGTATATAATTTATTAAAATATGGCTCTAAAGCAAAAATTGTTTCTCCGTTTAAAGTTCCAGTTTCAATAAAGCATGGATAGTTTTTGTAATCATCTTGCAAGAAATTCAAAAAGTGTGGTTTTAGACTTGGCATATTATATATTTATAAATTAAGCTAATTTTAATTTATAAACGCAAAACAATCAAGCAACAGTTTTTCTTATGTAAAATGCATCACCCCATTTACAGTCACCAGCCCAACACGTTTCAACTCTGTGCAAATTAAACTTCAAAAGATATTCATCTATTTCATTTATTAATGCACAACCTTCATAAACATAGTCGCAGTTAACTTCTGTATAAATATAGTCAACATCATTTAAATATTCTTCCATACCTTTTAACGCCTTTAATTCTGCTCCTTGTATGTCCAAATTAATAAAATTATATGAAATGTCATACTTTCCAATAAAATCACTTAATGGGACGGCTTCTCTTTTTCCAGAGACTATATAATGAACTTCTGGATGAAATTTTTTATGCAATCCAAGATTGAGTATAGAAGAAGATTGTCCATTATTGGAACGATTCCAATTAACTATCTCGTTTTTATCAGAAACAACCGCAAATTCAATTAATAAATTAGGATATCTAGACTTGCATAATTCAACCTTGTCATATAAAGCGTCAACCCAAAGTATTTTATTTCTAGGCAAGTTTTTTTCATATACTTGAATTTCTTCGCATTCGTGTGCACCAACGTGGAGAATGCCTTTAAAATGCATGTTATATTTTTTTATCAATTGCTCTAAGTTGATAAGCATTATAATATTAATTTATATTATAATATTATGATTAATACGACAAAAGAAACCGGTGGTAGATTTGCAAATCATTTTTTTAGAAATGCGGTTGCAAGTTTTTTAGCTAAAATTAACAACCTTAACTTTATGTATTCATACGAAAGGGAGTTTTTTAATTTAGGAATTAAACTGTTTAAAAATGGAAGCGAAACTTACAGTGAAAATCTTTTAATAACAGATGATAATTTTTATAATCTAATTAAAACCTCTGAAAAAATTAATAAAAACATTTATTTTGATAAAGAAATGTATGGTCAAACAAAAGAGTTTTCATTTTACATTAAAAATTATATTTATGAAGATAATCAAAAAAACCACATAATTGAAAAAAATCTATTTAAAAGTCGTTATAACAATAATAATGATCTGTTTGTTCACGTAAGATTGGGAGATGTTGTTCAATATAATCCAGGATATGTTTATTATGATAAAGTGTTGTCTCAATTAAAGTTTGAAAGAGGATATATTTCATCAGATTTAATAGACCATCCATTATGCATTGCACTAATGAGAAAATACAATTTGACCGAAATTAATGAAACAGAAGTTAAAACAATAATGTTTGCGTCAACCTGTAAAAATATAGTATTATCAAACGGAACATTTTCATGGTTGATGGGTTTAATGGGGTTTTATTCAAACGTTTATTATCCAAAAATAAAAGAGCAGTGGCATGGAGATATATTTATTTTTCCAGAATGGAATGAAATAGATACAAGCGATTCTACCCCACCATTACCGTACGACAAAGCATTGAAAATAATGCAAAGATTTGGGATTAAAAACTTTTCTTAACTTGTTTTGCGCCCTTTTCGCATTGATACAAAAACAAAATTTCATAGTCATCACAATCTTCACGAATGATTTCCATTTGCTTGCAAAAAAGATTTTTTGATAAATGCTATCTTATCTCTATAAGGAACAATAAAAACACGTTTAGGTTGTTCCTTGTCGGTCATTTAATAATAAAAGTATTTTAATATTAAATGCAATACATTTTTCAAAAAAAAAATAAAAAAGTATAAAATTTATTGCAATCTATTTACAAGATATAAATAAGTTATTTTTGTTTTTACAATATACGTTTTAAACTTATTGTTATTTTTAATAACATAATCTATAATTTTCCAATTTTCTACATGGTTTATACTTATATCTTCAATAACAATCCAACCGTTTTCATTAATGTTGTTTAAAGCAAATAAAAG